ATCCGGCACCGTCACCCACTGATCGCTGTCGATCTCGTCGGGGAACAGCGTGCGGGTGACATACGCCTCGAAATGCACGCCACGCGCCCGGTACTCGACGGTCCGGCAGTCGGCGATCGAGCAGCAAGCCAAGCCGCCGTGCGGCTGGTGGAGGCCCTCGAACCATGCGGAATACAGCCCGGGCGCGCCATCGGGCGGTTTCGCCACGGCGACCGCTACCATGACGGCCGCGGTAAGGCCGGCGGCCACAATCGCGGCGCTCGCCAGCAGCACCATGAAGCGCGACCAGCGCATCACGCGAGCGCCCTCATTGAGGTTTGCAGGGATGCCCAGTTGATGCCGGCGGGATCGATGTCGCGCGCATCCATGAAATCGCGATCGAGCACCGCATATGCCTCGTCCGCGTAGGTCAGCACGAACCGCTCGGTAAGCCGGTCCTGCTCGCCCCATGTCACGGCATCGAACATAGGGCCGAGCGCCGTCTGCTCGTACCCCACCAGCAGCATGAGGTGCTCGCCCCAGCCGCCGGGACGCCATTGCTCGACGGACAGATCGGCGCCGGGGCCCACATCGAAGACGAATGTCGCGTCCTGCGCGCCGAGCGGCAGCCGCAAGCCAATGAAGACCGAGCCGAACTTCCAGATGGCGGTCTTGATCCATGCCGTCGAGACATGATCGACCGAAGCATAGGCGCTGATGCGATTGATCGAACCGTCCGGCAACGGCACGCCGGTCTTCGACCAGTACTTCATCATGTCGGAGAGGAATGTGCCAGGACCGGGGCCTGGCTGCGCCGGATTCCAGCCGGAAGCGCCGGCATAGACCAGCTTGACCGTATTGTCGGGAATGATGATCTCGTTCCCGGCATAGGCCGTGCGCTGCTGAATCGAGTGGCCGACGCCGGCCTCGACGCAGCAGGAGAGCGTATCGTTCAGCATCATCGGCCACGCGCTCACGTCCGCGTACCAGTTGGTATCGTCGGGGACGATGAGATCGCGTGGCGTCAGGATGCTCTTGATGTCGATGAGGCCGGCGGCCCGCTGCGCGACCCGCTTGCCGAGGCAGCGTGTCACTTACGGTGCCAGGCCAGAGCCGCGCGATGCAGGGCCGCCGGCGGCGAGGGGGGCGCGCCTGCCGGCAGCGGCAGGCCGTTGATGAATGCCTGGATCACCGCGATGCCGATCGAGATAAACGGCGCGGCGCCGCCGGTAAACGGCGCCAGAACAGGCGAGAGCCTCTGCAAGAAGCTGAGCACTTGCAGCGCGATCGACTTGACATCCGATGCCGCCTGCGCCGCCTGGAATGCCGAGTTTGCCGCAGCCAGACTCACAAGATCCTGAGTCGCCTGTGCGACCTGATCGGCGGCCAGCTTGCCGGTGTTGACGATCGACTGCCCGGCCGCCTGCAAGGCGCCGTTCAGATCGTTGGCATACGCCTGCGCCTGGGCAAGCGTGGTCGCTGCCTGCGCCTGATTGGCGCACGAGGCCAGGAACGCGCTGATGCTCACGGCCGAGCCAAGCGCGGTCGTCAGAAAGAGACGCCTTTTCACGTCGATGCTCCTTGTTGGGATGCCGGCCTAGCCGGCGGCTGGCGGCGGGGCGGGGGGCGCCGGAAACAGCGGAGGCGGCGGCGCCGCGGAAGACTGCGCAGGTGGTGCGGGCTGCACCTCATACGGAGCCAGATCGAGTGTCGGGCTGAGACCCATGCGCAGGGCGACCAGATGGAGGATAGGCGTCAGGACCACCATCATCGCGGCGGCCACTTCGGCCGGCACCGGAAGGTGGAAGACCGACAGCAGCCACGTGATGATGACGACGGCCGCGCCGGTCACACCCCCGGAGGCCGTCGCAGTGGCGACAGAAGATCCCTTCATGGTCCGATTCTTTCGATTATCGGGCGCGCGGTGCCGTTCTCGCCGCGCCCCTCAAGATCGGCGGTGAACTCGCCGTCGCGCAGAAAGCCGTGGTAGCCCTCCACCACGATCGAAGGCGCGCATGTGATGTTCGGCAGATCGCCGGTAACAGCCCAGCCATCGCCGTTGCTGGATTTGCGGTCGATCTCCCACCATTCGCCATTCGGGCAGACGACACAGATAGGGGGGCGCTTGTCAGCCCAGTCGCGCCAATAATGCGGGGAGAGGAAGCCGGACCGGCCCTTATCGGCCAGCGGCACCATCACATGCAGCCCGCGCCGCTCGCGCTCGCCAGATGGATCGAAGTACCACGGCTGGTACCACGCCATGCCGGGGACGAAGATGCGGCGGTCATTGCGATAGAAGCCGCGCGCCAGCGCATTGTCTTCCATCCGCACGCGCTCATCGTCGAGCAGGATGTGCGTGATTCTCACCACGATCAGTCTCCGCGCGAGATCAGGGATTGAATACGCAGCGATTCCGCAGCGCCCACCAGCGGCGCCATGATCCGCCGCACGACGATGGCAACCGCCTTGTGGTATCCCTCGAACATCGCGCGGCCGATGAACGAGCGCGGCTCGATTGGATAGATGGCGCCTGGTGTGCCAAGCTCCTGCCACAGCGCAATAGGATCGTCCGATCCCACATGCATCGTGTGCGCGTCCGCGTCGCTCTTGATCGAGCGTCCAAGGCCGCCATCGCGCAGCAGCGGTGTATCTGGCGGATATTTCAGATCGGTGACCTTGCCGGGAATCCAGAATCCGAACTTGTGGCGAAAGCCTTCCTCAGTTGCGCGCGAGAGCGGCTTCCATGCAGGAAATTCACCATCGTCGCCCTGCGGATGCCCGAGGTATTCTTTCGCCTTCCGGGCCACCATGCGGCCGGCCTCGCCCATTCCCTCGTGCTGCGCGCTGCCCATTTCCTCGGCAGCGCGTTCAAGATACTCGGCGAACGCAAGGGGAGACTTGAAGGTGGGCATTACCGCTTTTCCCGCCAGCGCCGCGCCGCCCAGTCGTACGTGCTACCGTCCATTTCACCAAGGACGACACAGGCGGCCATGCGTTGCGCGGCGCTGAATACGTCGGTGCGCGGACCGAAAGCGACTTGCCACGGCACCCCGTTCTTTACGAGGTAGAGGCAATCCCGGAAGAGAGGGTGCCCGGCGAGTTTTTTGCTGCGTCCGTCACGTCGGCTACGTCACCATCGCCCTCGCTCATGAGGACGTTCAGCGCAGCGTGGCCGATCCTGTTGCCAAGCGCCTTGATGGCCTCGACCGAACGCGGGAAGGGCACGGGCACGCCGTCGATCGCGCGCACGCGGCAGATTTGCGAGGCATAAACCACGAAGCCAGAATTGCCGGACGATGCGCCGGCCGCCGAGAACAGGTCCAGCATATCCCCCGGAGTCAGATCGAGAATGTCGAAGACATGCCCCTCTGTCGTAATGCGACGGCCCCCTGGCGGGACCGGCAGGTCACTCATGCGCCTCTCCGTCGATTGGCCCGCCACATGATGCGCTGGGTTACCACGGCATCGCCGCGGTAATTGCCGGCGTCATCGAGGCGCAATGCCACGTTGTCGTAAATCCATGTGGACAGCGCGCCGCCCGGCTCCAGCAGATAGACGTACATCACGCTGACATTGTAGATGCCGGACGTGATCCACGCCGCCTCGGTCGATGCGAAGAAGTCGTCGATCACCCGATTGCCGCGGTCGCCGTCGATCGTGCCCGACCAGCCCTTCGGCAGTTCGGCAAGAAGCTGAATGCCATCCAGCCGGTCGGAACGGATGGAGGCGGTCTCCTGCCGGCTGTTGAAGGCCGTCAGGTTCGGCACATCGACGCGGCCGAACTGGCCCACCAGCACCATCGTAAGATCGCGGCCGACATTGAAGACGCCATCTGTGTTGACGACCGGCATGGGGATCCCCATTCACGAATGCAGGGGGCGCCGGGACGCCCCCATGAAGAACTCCCGGAATCTGGCGGAGAACCCGTCAGGTCGATGCGAGCGCCGCCTGCGGCGTTGCTGTTACTGCCTGACTTGCGCTGCCGAGGGCCTGGCGCGTCACGGTGACCGTCTGGCCCCCCTCAAGGTTGACGAGGAACTTCTCGTTGATGCTCTGGTACTGGACCTGCACATCGGCTTGCAGATAGCCGAGCTTCGTGCGCGATGGCGGGTTGTTGGTGGCAGGACCGAGATTGCAGATCACGGAGAAGGGCAGGCCGCCATCATCGACCGATGGTGCAAGCAATCCCTGGCCAAGCATGTTCATCAGGAACGAGGTCAGCGTGCTTTTCACGTTGTTGACCATCGTCTGATTGATCGGCTGGCCGAGAAACAGACCCATGCCGGCGTTGAGCGACGAGGCGATGAAGTTGGTCAGCCTCGTGTACCAATCGCCTTGCACGGCGGCGTTGCTGGACGAATTGTGGCCGATCCGGCAGGTCCACATGATGAGGCCGCCGCCGCCCGGGTTAGTGATCGTATCGATGCCGCCGAGCACAAGCTGCTGCAATTCGGCCTGGCTGAATGTCGATGTCGAGCCGTTCGTCGTGATCGTCTGCTGCGTGCCCACCACGCCCACCATCGCCTTGTTAAGCGAGGACTGCTCGGGCGAGAGATTCGCCAGGCGCCCAGCCACGAAACCCTGCGGGCTGACATAGCGCAGCACGGCATTGAAGGGATCGTTCCACAGCACCCAGTTGCCCAGCATCAGCTTGGACGAATAGCTGTCCAGGCCGGCCGTGGCGCGGGTGGTCACCGCGTTGCTGATGGTATCGCCGGACGGGCCGGTAATGACGTTGTAGACGCCCTCGCCGGTCGAGAAGCCATCGGCCGTGGACCACTGCGTCGAGTCGTCGCAGTCGCACAGGTCCATGATCGAGCAGCCCTGGCCGCGCAGCGCATACATGCCCTTGCGCGGAGAGGTATCGAGGCCGATCAGCGTGGAAGACGTGATATGCCCCGAGCCTGGCGCAGAGCCGTCCGTGCCGCCCGAGAGCGTGACGACGGCGCCCGTTGTGGGCGCCGTGGTGCCAGCGCCGGCTGTGGCCGCGATGAGCTTGGAGGCTCCGCGATAGTTGGCCGACGTGCCGTTATTGATCGCGGCGGCCAGATTGACCCAAAAGGTGTTGCCACTGCCGGCCACGTTGTCGAAGATCTCCGGCACGCCGCCGGCCACGCCCACCGTGGCGCGGAAGGTATTCGTCTTCGATCCGGTGCTCAGCGTGATCGAAATGCTGTTGCCGGCCGAACCGGAATACAGCGCCGTATAGGTGATGCAGCCGGCGGGCGAGGTGGCCGTTGCCGCGGTGTCGGTGCCATCGGTGACGCGCACACAGCGCATGTTGGTAGCGCCCTGCTGGACGGCCACGGCGACATGCGTGCCCATGTCGTACTTGCGATTGACCGGCGACGAGAAGGCCTGGACATAGCTCGGCATGTCGCTGACCAGAGTCGGCGTATTCGTCGGCCCCCATGACGCTGTGCCAACGATGCCAAGCACATTGGTAGGCACCCCGTTGATGAGGTAGTTCTGCGGCGGGACCACCACCACGTACAAATCCGGCACGACGATACTTGCAGTATTCAGCGTCCCTTGACTGACGATCATCTGGCCGCACTCCGTGGAGAACGCTATAACCCGCGTATGGGAAAGAGAATGTTCAAGCTAAGAAAATGCGAGGCATGCCCAAGCATTTTTCAGCCGCAGGGGACGCGATGCAGGTGGTGTTCACTGGATTGCCGGCTGCGGATCATGACGGATAGAAGCGGCGGTGAGAGCAGTTGTTGGCCGTGGATAGGAAGCAGAGATCCTCATGGCTACGGCTACATAAACATAGACGGCAACATTCAAACCGCCCACCGAGTTGCGTTCTTCCGCGCGAATAGCATCAGCCCAGACTCGGACATTAAGGTCCGACATTCCTGCGACAACCCGCCGTGTTGCAATCCGACGCATCTGCTCGGCGGATCTCAGGCCGACAACGTGCGAGACATGATAAACAGAGGAAGGCAGCAGGACTATTCAACCGTGCGTAGAGGAAGCGCCCACGGGATGTCCAAGATCACGGAAGAAACAGCACTCGCAATTTTCCAAGCCCACGGCCGACAAGCGGATATTATGACCCGCTTCGGCGTTTCGCGTACGATGCTCCAACGCATCCGGAGCGGTAGGACATGGAACCATGTCACTGGGCTGCCGAAGCGATAGAAGTCACTTGGCGGGGATGGTCACGACCTTGTCGGGATTGGCGGCCAGCACGGCCGCAATCTCAGCCGCATCGGTAATCCTTTGCCCGCGCGCATAGCCGGAGAAAGGATGCGTCACGATCAGGTGGCGCTCGGTATCATCGGGCATGGCCGGATCCTCAGACGGTGATTGTCTCGGTCGATGGGGGAACGATGCTTCCGCGCTGGACAATCACGTCCACGCCGGCAGAAAGCGGAATCTCCCCCACCACGAATGGCGGCGCGTTCTGCACGATCTCGGTCGGATATTCGACGAGGTAGCAGAGGTCGCGCCGGTAAAGACCAGCCTTCTCCGCATTGTCGAGATTGGTGGTGCTGCGATAGCGCAGCCAGCCGTTCGATCCATCTGCAAGCGCCAGGAACATCGTGCCCGTGGCAATCGCGTTGCCGAACTCGTCCGTGGCCGGCAGCGTGGCGAGCGCCGCATCGATCGTTGCCGCAGTCTGATCGCGTGGCGCAAAGCTCGACGCCCACACTGAGACGCGGAATCCCTGATCCTGTCGCCGGACTTCGAGCGACGACGGTTGATCGACCTCTATGCGCACTGTGACATCAAGGTTCGTGGGAA